GGATGCTGGCATCAAGTTCGAGCGTCCCCGCAAGGGTCAGGAGCATCGTACCGACGGACCAGACAAGGAAGCTCTCGCGAAGCGTGAGGCCTTCAAAGCCAAGATGCGTGCTCGCGGCAAGCTCCCCAAACCCGAAGACAAGAAATAGTTCTTTAGGGTAAAAAGATTTTTCAGGTAACATTATTCATTAACATTTCAGTTATGGGCTATTACAACAGAGGAACGGACAATACCATGACTCAGCAGAGCCATTCCATTGGTGGCGGTAACGTTGAGTGCTGGATTGACGTTGACAAGCAAATCCATATCGGTCGAAAGATTGATTTGGCAAAGCAGGGCTTTAAGGCAGGTGATGTTATCCCTGCTGGCTCCATGGTCCACTTTGACAACGAAAGCGATTATTGCGAAGTTATCAAGGCTGACGCTGGTGCTGCCAAGCTAAAGACTGTGAATGGCATGACCCGTCATGACATCAAGATTGTTGAGGGTACGTTCTACGCATCCACAGCTATTGTCACATCGGGTAAGTGCTGGGGTGATGCCACTGATGTTCCTGCCAGTGTCGAGGCACAGCTGCCGAACATTGAGTTCGTCCGCTTGCGCAAAGACGCTCGCGAGGCATACGGCATCGAGTAATTAACTCTCAAAAGGTATTTTGATATGATACGCGACGCACAATTTTACGATTTTATTGCTCAGGGCTTAGCCTCCTTGGGTTATGTCGAAGGTGGACGCGCTTCGCTGCAGATGTATCTTAACGATATGTTTGCCGAGAAGTGGAATGCCGAGAAGACATATGCCAATATGGGCTTCCCCTTGGATCCGGACATCAAGCTGAATCCTACCTACGAGCAGATTGAGGCTGTCATCCGTCCTTACACGATGGCTGCCTACGTGGACTACGATTCTGACGGTCCTTCTAAGAGCGTTGACGGTGCCACCCTCAAGACTGGTGAGATTAACATCTTCAAGCACGAGGTGTACCTTGACCGTAAGAAGATTCGTGAGAAGATGGCTCTTGTTGACATGCTTGGTGGCATGCGCTCCGATATTGTTGACGCAGTGATGAACCTGTTCTTTACCTCTGTTGACTCTCTGATTGGTGGTAACTTCAACACCGTTCAGTTCCAGCGTCATCAGATTGTAGGTAACGAGGGTAAGCTGGTCATCGACGGCATTAACAACCCCTACGGTCTGCCTTTCGAGCTTGACTTTGGTGTTCCTGCTAAGAACAAGCACACAAGTACTTGGTTCTATAAGGACAACAACAACAATGTTGTTCAGGTGAGCGACATTGGCAAGGGCATCAATCCTATCAACGTCTGTCAGAAGATTGTTGAGGATGCCGAAGAGGACGATTTTGCTCCAGAGGGTCACTGGGAGTGCTCCAAGAAGACCAAGAACGACCTCATTGCTATGCCATTCTTCCGTGAGATGTTCGCTACCGTCAACCGTCCCGACATCACCAAAGATGCTCTCCGCATTTCTTGGTCGAACACCGTTCCCAAGGAAACCATCTGGAACTTTATCCAGGAGCAGATTGGTCGTATCGAGGTTGTTGACAAGGTTGGTCCCATTGAGTTTATCAATCCGAAGACCCACAAGGCACAGTACCACAACATTCAGGCCTTCCGCGAGGGTGTGCTTGTTTACGTTCCTAACGGAGAAATCGGTACTGTTCAGAGCGGTAAGCTCGTAGCTATCGACGATGGCAGCACTCGCACGGCATACTACGACGGTGGCCGTACGATGATTCGCGAGGTTCGCAACGGCGAGAAGATGACCATCAAGGTTAAGTCTGAGTCTCAGACCGTTTGTGTTCCTAACCTCACTCGCTGGTTCTACTACCTGAATATCATGGGTGAGGCTCCCGTAGAGCCTACCTACACCTACACCAAGGTAACTGATACTGAGGGTAAGAATCCTGTTCAGGAGGGCTGGTACGTTCAGACTGACAGCGGCTTCGTTCTGTCAACCGACACCGAGGTTGTTGAAGGTACTGACTACTACGTGCGCACACAAAATTAAATAGGTGAAGGTAGGCTGACATCAGCCTACCAACACCTTCTCTAATATTTGCCTGTATGGATAATGAGAGTGGAGAGAAGAAGGAAAGAACGGTCAGAGACTATGTTTTTGGCTGTGTCAACTTCCAAATATCTGACGAGACAGCAGAGTGTATCTGTGACGAAAGAGGAATAGACCCCGACAAAACTTTTGACGAGCTATTTCCGAAACCCACAGAAGATGCTACCGATGTCGTGTCTGAGGAAGAAAATCTTGAGCCTAAGCGCACGAAAGAGCTGCTTAAGGCTGACATGTATGTTTGGATTTGCATGGGTCCGACAAAGGTCAACTCCACTTCTGACTCCGACAACGGTTGGAGCCATTCCGATGGCGGCTATCAGTTGACGGATGAAGACAAAGACCGTATGCTGGCTTATGCCAAGACCATCTATGACAAGTATGATGAAGAGTTCGACTACGATGACTCTGTAGAGGTGACAGTAAGCAGCTTTGGGATTCAGCCCTGTGACTACAATGAGGCAGGCATCCCACTTCCACATGAAGTATCACTATGAGGAAAGTTAAGGTCAGTAATCCGCGATACCCTCACACTATCAAGATAGTGAGGCGAGAAGTGCCAGACAGGTACTCCGAAGGAAAGCTTGCAGAGCAAATCGTCTATGAGGGTATAGGCCGCAGCTATACAGACACCACGACAACGGGAGACGCTAAAGTTGACAGCAACAAGCGCAAAGCCAGTATTCCCGTCCGTTTTGACGAATGGGATGGCTTGGTACCAATGTCGGGTGATGTTCTTATAGCGGTAAAAGGTAATATCACCGAGGAATGGGAAGTCAAAGACTTCGAGCCGGACAACAACCGTAGTGTGATCTATGGAGAAATGAGCCGAAATCTGAATAACGGATAGAGTGATGGCAAACTACAGAAGAGCTGGCATAAGTCATGTTTTTGACAATCTGCGTAAAAGGTGCTACGATGCAGCAGAGCGCAGGATGGTGGCTTCATTGCCTGCTGCAGCAGATGACATTCACTCTTTTGTCCGCGAAAAGATGGCTGAGCTTGGAAAGTCAGACATGACGGGTAACTACATCAACGGATGGGGTATTGCCGTTTATCGTGACGGTGTGCTCGTTGCCTGTGCTACAACCAACGACATAGAAGGTGCGAGTCCAATGCGGATGACTCTTATTAAGGGAGAAAAGTTCGCAAAAGGCAAAAAACGCTATGACGGAGGCGTACAAGAAAGATGGTTTACTGCATCTGCTGGTAAGCATTCCATCTGGGCCGAAGATGAAGTTGTACGATGGCTGCAAAGCAATGCACCGAGGGTAAGTAAGAACAAGCCCTCGCTGGCCTACAGGATAGTAACTGTTGTGGAATATTCAAAACTGCTTGGTGGTGACAAGGTGTTACTGAGTCTCGCCGACAGGATTGAGAGTAAGAACGGTACGATTAAAGAGTTCAAGTTTGCATGACTATGATTACTCCAGAGGATATACTTGAGACAATGGATAAGGAAGCGCAGACGGTGTGCGAAAAGACGTTCCTACAGGAGCGTCCCAATGCCGCTGACGAGACACTGAAAGAGTTTATCGTCGTTTCCCTGCCATACTCTGCCGTCAACAAGACTCTTGGTGAGGCTGATGACTGGTGGTTTGACATGACCGTTGTCTTTGAGATATATGTTGCTGACAGGAAAACCCGAAGCAACCCGAAGGAGTTCAACCAGCCTGCAATGAAACGACTGAGAAAGGCGTTGATGGAAAAGTTTCCAATCATCGTACCCAACCAGTTCAAGATAGACTTTCCTCGTACGGTTATTCCTGCATCAAGCGACGGACACGGCTACCACTATACGCGCATACAAGCAAAGATGACAACGATGGTATAAATTATTTATTCACTTTTAAAGTTTACTGATATGAAGACAAAATCTCAATTAGCAGACAAGTTCAGTGGTCCCAGCTCATTGCTCTATCAGAGTGGTATACTGGAAATCATAACTGACCAGGAATCCGGTGAGAAGACTTTCACCGTAACCCCTGAGCTGGACGTTCCCTGTAAGGTTGACTCCCTGAACTTCGAGCAGGGCGAAGCCGATGTCGAGAAATACAAGGTTATCGGCCTTGCTGGTGCCTGGATTACCGACAGTGAGCCGGGTGAGATAGATTACAGCTTCCGTGTTCCTTCTTACTCTGAGGACATCCTCAAGCTGGCCTTTGGCGAGGACGCTGTTAGCGAAATCACTGGTAAGGTTGACAACGTGGACTACGAGGGTCTTGCCCTTATCCTCAAGAACAAGAAGGTGCAGGGTACTTGGCTTATCGTGAACAGCTCCAAGGACCGCATCATGGTCATCAACAACACAGCCCTGTTTGCAAGTCTTGTGCTTGACCAAGACGCAAAGGGTGTGCTTGCTGTTGACTTCAATGGTTCCATCGAGAGCGACGGCACGAACCCCGACATCATCTTCTTGAAGAAGAAGGCTTAACCAAGCCCTTCAAGAGAGAGAAACCGAGTGGCGGGCGGGCATTCCGCTTCGCCACTCTTTTCTTTCAAAAAGTGGCAGAAAAAAGAAGAAACCAAATAGGAGAAAATAAGAACTTGTTGAAAACCAATCAGTTACCTTCTTTTTGGATTTCCCGATAAAATAAAAATTCCCCATAAATGACAGAAGTAAAGCAACCAGAGATAGACGTACAGGAGCTACTAAGCGACATCTTGGAGGCAGAGCCAGAAACCATTGTCGTGAATGGTAAGAAATATCGTATCGGATGGCTACACAACGGTACGACCCGAAAATTCACACATGTCATGATGAAAGGCAAAAACCAGTGGAAAAACAATATCAAG